TGCGATTGCTATCCGTCAGTTAAGGGATATCGACCAAGCCGAGAGGCTGCTTATCGTACGCCGCAAGAAGCGTATGAAGGTCCGTCAAGAGATGGCCCAGCAGAACTCTCAGTTCCAAGCTCAGGCCAATGCACAGGTCGCTCAGGTGACAAGCCAAGCCAAGATGCAGGAGGACCAGATGAAGGCTCAGTTGGATGCTCAGAAGATTCAGCTAGAGGCTGAGGCTAAGGCTCAGCTGCTGCAGGTGGAGTACGGACTTAAGATGCAGTTGGCCCAGCTGCAAGGAGACTACGGAATCAAAGAGCAGCAGATTGAATCAGGTGTACGTCAGAGTGCTGATCAGGAGGCTGAGGACCGCAAGGACAACCGCATTAAGGAGCAAGCAGTTGCGCAAAGCAAACTGATTGCCCAGCGTAAGGGAGACCGCTCTGAACTGCAGAAGCAGGACCTCGAAGGTCAGGAAGATATCGTGGATGTCATACTAGGAGAGCGTTAATTAAAGAAGTAAATTTGCACTATGTCTTCATCCTGCTCTACCACCAACACTGTAAACCTCGACAACGCTCAGAGGGTGGACATCATCTGTAGAAAGGGTGATACCTTCTCCATAGAGGTGGATTTTTTTGATGCCAACAACCAGCCTATCAACCTCACGGCCTACACGTGGAAGATGGAGGTATCCGAGAGCGACACCTCGGCAACGCCTGTTCTTGACTCAACGGACTTTAGTTATAGCGGTAACAGCACGGGAACGCTTTTCGTTACCGCTACCGCCAACACGATGCTAACGATTTCTGCGGGTATGTATGTATACGGGCTTCAGAGCAATGATGCCGGAACCGTCAAGACTTGGCTTTATGGTCTATTTACTGTTAACGAAGACGTAGTCGACTAAGATGGGAGCTATCGTTGTAAAAGAAACAGGTAACACGGTTACGGTAACGGAAGTTGCCGGAAGCTCTACTGTTGTCACCGAGAAAGGCAATAGCGTAACGGTCACTGGTGTCATCGGCGGCGTAAGCCTTGACGCAAACTACGTATATGTGCAGACCTCCCCTTCTGCTACGTGGGTCATAAACCACAACCTTAACAAATACTGCTCCGTAACGGTGGTAGACTCTGCCGACAATATTGTCTTTGGAGAAGTTTTATATAATTCACTCAATCAAGTAACTCTAACATTTTCCGGAGCCTTCAGTGGTGAGGCATTTTTCAACTAAGCTATGGCTATTACATATCTATCACAAATAAAAGCGACAGCAGGTCTTGACTTAACCAAGACACAGCTACTGAACGCCGTCATTCAAAATCTGGCCACCGCCCCGGAATCCCCTAATGAGGGTCAGGTGTACTACGACTCCTCCGCAGGAGACAAGTCAATCTACTTCTGGGACGGAACCAACTGGGTTGACGTAGGTGGTGATGTGCGTAGCGTAATCGCTGGCGCCGGTCTTACCTCTAGCGGAACCCGCGATGTTACCCTTAACGTAGGACAGGGCGTAGGTCTTCAGGTGAACGTCGATGACGTACAGCTCAAGCACCTAGGCCTTGAGGACCTTACAGATCCCAACGCCGACCGTATCTTCTTCTGGGACGATAGCGCAGGAGCGTCTAAGTTCTTGGAGGTCTCTACCGCATCGGGCATTAACATCACCACGACCACCCTTGCTCTTGCAGCAATCCCCAACTCATCGCTTACCAACTCAAGTGTAACCTACACCGCTGGTGCTGGCTTGACTGGAGGAGGCACTGTTGCCCTTGGAGCATCTGCTACCCTTAACATCGGAGCAGGAACGGGTATCACCGTCAACGCTGACGACGTACAGCTTAAAAACGCAGGAGCCCTTACCAACAACACTGTATCCAAGTGGGACTCCACCAATGGCCAGTTCATCAACTCGTCTATTACCGACGACGGTTCAACGGTAACGATTGGGGGTAACCTCGACGTAAACGGAACTACCACCACCATTGACAGCATCATCGTATCTATTGGAGACAATATGATGCAGTACGCCAACGCCAACGTGGCGAACAGCGTGGACATCGGCTTCTATGGCAACTACGTCAACAGCGGAACGAAGTACGCTTCGTTCTTCTACGACGCCTCCGCTAGTTCGGTGGGCGAGGCTGTCTTCAGCCTTGGATTCACCGCTACGGAGCCCACCTCTACAGTTTCCAGCCTTACCGTTGGTCGCCTTGTCGCCAACGTAACGGGAGACCTTACTGGTAACGCCTCTACGGCTACGGCCCTTCAGACCGCTCGGACCATCAGCATCACTGGTGACGCTACGTGGACCGTTACGTTTGATGGCACTGCGAACGTCACAGCAGGCCTTACGCTTGCGAACACCGCTGTCACGGCAGGAAGCTACGGCTTAGCCGGTAGCGTGCCTCAGATTACGTTTGACTCTAAGGGTCGTGCTACTGCTGCTGCCAACGTAGCGATTGCCATCACGGCATCGCAAGTGACGGACTTCACCACTGCTGTTCAGGCCATCATTGATGGAAGTGGAGCGGTTGCTAGCGTTGGTGATGGAAGCAATACTGCTTACACGATTACTCACAGCCTTAACAGCCGAGACGTAATTGTTCAGGTGTACGATAATGCTAGTTATGATACGGTATTCACCGACGTAGTTCGAAGCACTGTTAACACTGTTGTGGTGACGTTTGCTACGGCACCTTCGAGCAACGCTTACCGAGTGGTCATCCAACGTGTTTCATAAACGATACATCAGTATTATATGATGATTGAGTGGGGGTTGGCTAATAGCCACCCCCTTCTTATTTCGTAAATTTGCAACTATAAACTAAAGAAACTATGCCAATTCGTTACCTGAGTGGAGTCAATGTGGACTCAAATACGTTAGTTGTAGATGCCGTTAATAATAGAGTTGGTATTAACACTGCAAGTCCAGATTATGCTTTAGACTTGGGCACTTCTGGCACTGGAAATCAAATTAGAGCTAGAAGAATCTACGCAAACGGTACTGGAACGGATAGCGGATATACGCTTGATAACACATTGATATTTCAAGGTGCTTCAAATAGCTTTAACATTACTAATCCTGGTTCATATCCAAGTGTTGCATTTACAATAAACTCATCAGGCAACGTCGGCATTGGTACGACGAGTCCTGCTACCAATCTAGACGTCAATGGTAGTATCAATATAGCTAGCGGAAATAATTTAACTTGGGGCGGAGCTTATGGTGCTGGCATTCCAACAATTGCTGCGGCAGGCGGTGGAATATACTTTTATCCTGCTGGTAGCACCTCTGGTGCAACTATGAGAATTACCAACACAGGTGACGTCGGCATTGGGACGACGGCGCCAACGCAGCTGTTATCTGTTGCGGGCAATACTGATTTAGGAAATTCAATAGGTAATGTCCAAGCATCAACATATACGACAAGGCTAAGTGGATTCGCTCTTTATTATGACGCATCAAATCGTTACGGAAACTACGGTGTATTATTGTTGAATGCCGATAGTGGATGGACTTCGAGCTCAAGACGTTTTATGATTACAAATGGCTATAGCGCCAATAAGCTTGCAATCATAAGGTCCGTTGACTCTACAACTGACCCAGCATTAGGCTACGGTGGTTCTGTAACTTCTGGCACGGTAGACTTTGAAATAAACAACGCAGGAGCAGCGACCTTTGGCTCAAGCGTAACAGCTTCTTCGCTCATCAAGAGCGGCGGCACATCAGCGCAGTACCTGATGGCGGATGGTAGCGTTTCAACGCTAACCAATCCGGTTACGGGGACAGGTACTACTAATTATGTGCCTAAGTTCACAAGCTCAAGTGCTATTGGGAACTCTCAGATTTTTGACAATGGTACTAACGTCGGCATTGGTACGGCGAGTCCGTTTTCTAAACTAGAGGTAGCTGGTAATATAAAATTAGGGAACACCCTAGACAATACGCAACGGTTTATTGGAAGAGGAGATGCAAATAGTGAAGCATCTTCAAATGGTGGCTCAATTGGTTTTATAAGCTCCACGACAGAGGACCATTTAACCTTCAATACCCACAAGTCTGGCGTTAGCCAGGGGGAGCGTATGCGTATTACGAGTACTGGGGATTTACTTGTTGGAACCACGTCAAGTACATATTCAGGTGCCGGGAGAGGTTTAATTGTTGTAAACGGTTCAACTAACTCTCTTTTTGGTTGGTCAGTAGGTGGCGCCTCAAAAGGATATATGTACCACGAAGGAACTAATGCGTATTTAGAGAACTCGGTAAGTGGAGGATTTTTTAATTTAACGCAAGTAGGAGCAGGGTATTTTTCTTTTAATACCAATTCAGCCGAGCGAATGCGCATCACTAGTGGCGGCAACG